ATGCGTTACCCCAATACTTGTACATCGGCACCAGCGACGAAGGCGATCTGCTGTTCGACGGCGAAGTCATCTTGGAGAACCAGGTGCTCTTCGCCAAAACAGCCAACAATGTCCAGCGCACCGCATCCACAGGCACCGTCACATACACACCTGTCTGTACCTGGGTAAACGCCAACGATGTCACAGCCTGGCTAAACATCACCGTCGCCTCAGCAAACGACACCGCCCTTATCACCACAGCCGCAGCGGCCGCGTCACAATTTTGCTGGCGTCGCAGGCAAGAAGCCGGCTACATCTCAGACAGCCTCACGACCGTTCCTAGTCAAGATGTCAAACTTGGGACGATCATGTACGCAGGAGCCCTGTATCGCGCTCGAGGCTCCCTCGGGGATGCGTTCGCCACATTCGACGGCATGGGCAGCAACCCGATGATCGGAATGGGGCCGATGGTCAAGCAACTGCTTGGCATTGACCGCCCACAGGTTGCCTGATGCCAGGCACCGGCCTATTCAACGAAGGCCTTGACGACCTCGCAGCCACGCTGGCCACGATCTCAGGGCTTCCCGTGGTGCGTGACCCACGCAACATCAGCCCAGGCTGCGTGCTCATCGGCGCCCCAACCTTCAACGCGTTTAACTACAACATCGCCCAAATGTCGGTACCTGTGCAGATCATCAGCTCAGGCCCAGGCAACCAAGACGCCCTTGACCAGTTGCTCAGCCTCGCTGCCGCGCTGCTCGCCAAAAATGTTGCAGTCACAGAAGGACGGCCAACCAGCCTAGACATCGGTGGCACCATCGTCCCTGGCTACGACCTAATGGTCGAGATGCAGGTGCAAACAGCATGACCTACCGAATTCTGTCTGATCGCATTGGCACCGTCGGCGACATCTTCGAGCCAGAACCAGGCACCAATGTTCAAGCCCTCCTATTTGGCGGCTTTATCGAAGAAGTATCCACGCCAAAGCCAAAGCCAACCCCTAAAGTCAAGAAGAGCACCAAGGAGAAGTAACCAATGGCAACCAGCACCTACCTCGCGAACCCAGTCGTCACGGTGAACTCGGTCGATCTGTCCGACCAATGCACCGCCGCCACATTCACCCAGCGCTACGACGCCTTGGAGGCCACCGCCTTCGGTGACACCGCCCGCAAGTTCGTCAACGGCCTCGGCAACCACGAAGTCACCCTGACCTTCTACATGAGCTATGCCACCGCCGAGACCTTCGCAACATTGGAGAATGTCGTCGGAGGCCCTGTCACCGTCATCGTCAAGCCCGCCGTCGGTGCAGACTCAGCAACCAACCCAGGCTTCACGCTTACCGGCGCCTACCTCGGAGAGCTGCCAGTCGTCAACGCCACCATGGGCGAACTGTCCACCATTGATGTCACTTTTGTTGGCGGTGTGTACAGCAAAGATGTGACCCCGTAATCTTGGCCTACAATCGGCCCGACACGAAAGGCTAAGACATGCAAGTCATCATCAACTACAAGCGCAAAGGCGAAGAACACCAAGTCGCCACCACCCTCGGCGTCATTGTCGCATGGGAGCGCAAGTTCAAGCGCAAAGCATCAGACATGGCAACAGGCTTCGGCATCGAAGATGTCGCCTTCCTAGCGTACGAAGCATCAAAACTGCACAAGGTAACGGTGCCGGCTGTCTTCGACCAGTTCATCAACGAGCTTGAGCACATTGAGATCGTCGCTGAGGAGGCCGCAAACCCTACCCCCGCGGCACCTACAGACGAGGACTAGCAGAGCTTCTAGTCTCGATCGGCTGGTGGCCGCCTCACATTGACTTTGACACCGATGACATGATGACGGTCAGTAAGGTGATTGAGGAGCAAAACAAGCATCGGAGCCGCTAATGAGCCTTACAACGAGCGTCGAGGTCGTAGGCATCAAAGACGCTTTACGCGAGCTCAATAACCTCGACAAGACTGCACGCCGCAAAGTCACTAGCGACTTTAAGAAGATCACCAAACCAGTCGAGGACGCAGCCAAGTTCCTGATGCCCAAAACTGCCCCCCTGTCGGGCATGAATCGAGCCTGGAAGACCCAAAGCGGCTATCAGATGTTCCCGTGGCAGACCGGCCAAGACAAAATCCTTTCCAAGGTGTCAGGGCGTCGCCCAAAGATGTTTGCCGGCCACATGACCGACCTAGCCACCTTCTATGTGCGCTTCCAAGGCCCTAACGCAGTGCTCTTTGACATGGCAGGCAAAGGCAAAGTACCGACCACCCAAGGCTCCAACATGGTGCGAGCCCTGACCTCGTTCTTCGGGCCGCCTTCACGCGTTCTGTGGAAGGCTTACGAACAAAAAGGTGATCAGATAGTAAGCGAGACTCAGAAGCTCATAAATGAGATGATGGACGAGATCAGCCGCCGCCAGGCTGAACTAAAGAGCTGGAGAACCTAGTGGCAGTCAATCTTCCCATCATCACCGAATTCAACGGACAAGGCATCAACAAAGCCATCGCCGAGTTCAAGAAGCTCGAGACGAACACGGAGAAGGCCGCTTTCGTAATGAAGAAGGCGTTCGTGCCGGCTGTGGCTGCTATTGGCGGGCTAGCAGCAGCGTTAGGCAGCGCCACCAGCGCAGCAATGGAAGACGCAGCAGCTCAAAGCCAGCTCGCTCTCACTCTGCGCAATGTCACAGGAGCCAGCCAGGCACAAGTTGACGCCGTAGAACAGCAGATCTCGGCCATGACCATGGCGACAGGTATCGCAGACGATCAGCTACGCCCAGCGTTCGAGGCACTTACCCGAGGCACCAAAGACATCAGCGTCTCTATGCGAGACATGACGCTCGTCACCGACATCGCGACCGCCACCAACAAGCCCCTCGTCGAGGTCGCGGACGCGCTCGCCAAGGCTTACCAGGGCAACTTCCGAGGCCTGCAACAGCTCAGCCCTGAGATGAAGGCACTCATCAAAGACGGTGCCGACATGAACATGATCATGGCGGTGCTGACGGGCACATTTGGGGGCGCTACCCAAGTGTTCGCAGAGACCGCCGAGGGCGGCATGCAACGCCTGACCAACAGCTTGAACGAAGCCAAAGAAGCGATCGGTGCAGCGCTACTGCCCATCGTTCAGAAGGTACTTCCATACCTGAATCGCTTTGCAGCATGGGCCGCAGATAACCCGAAAGTCTTTTTGGCGATCGCCGGCACGATCGGAGCAATCGCAGCCGCCATCGTCGCGGTGAACATTGCGATGGCAATGAACCCATTCACCTGGATCGCTGCAGGTATCGCTGCCCTCGTTGCTGGGCTCGTAATTGCGTACAACAAGTTTGAGTGGTTCCGCAAAGGCATCAATTTTATTCTGAACTCAATCATTGGCGCGGTCGAAGGCTTAGTAAACGGTGCAATTCTCGGTATCAACGGACTGATAACCGCCTTGAACCTGATCCCAGGCATCAACATTGGAACAATCAATCCAATTAGTCTGCCTCGAATCGGTGGCGCTGGTGGCCAAGGCTTCGGTGATCTGGTCACAGAGAACCGAGGCAACATGCCCACAGGCATCCAAGCCCCCGCCATGCCCAACCTGACGCCCACAGGCGGTGGCGGTGGTGGTGGAGGAGGTGGCGGTGGCGGTCGAGCAATAAGTCAAGCTGTCGCGCCGGCTCTGCCCAATGTGCAGCCAATCAACTGGAACACATTCCAAGCTGAACTAGACGCCGTGGAAGCCCGCAGAGAAGCACGCAGCATCACCGTCAATGTCAATGGCGGCCTGGCAACCAGCGCCGAGATCGGTGAAGCGGTCGTGAACTCGATTCGCCAATACAACCAGGTTCAAGGCCCCGCCCCGATCGCTATCGCGTAATGGCCGCAGTCACCATCCCCAACGCCGGCAAATACGACCTACTGGTCGATGTCGGCTTCCTAGTAGATGGCTTTGTCCTTGATGACGCAGTGAAAGGCATTCTAGATAACACCACCTATGTGCTGGACGGCTCCACAAGCTTCGCGAGCGTCGCGGAAGGCACCTTGAATGTGTCGGTAAAGCGTGGCCGAGCAGACGAGAACGACGCCATCACCAACGGCACCATGACCTTCACCCTCAATGACACGCTCGCCGATGGTGTCTTCAACCCCTTTGACGACAGCCCCACAAACCCCTACTACGACCAAGCACAAGGGGTACCAGGGCTCGCCCCAGGCCGCGCCGTCAAACTTGTTCGATACGACAGCACCGACACCCCAGAGCTCTTGTTCGTGGGCTATGTCGTCTCATACGATTACCGCTTTGTTCTAGGCGGCAACGACACCGTCGGCGTGTTCTGCGTCGACAACATGTATCGCTTAGCCCAGACCTTTATCCCAGGCCAGAACCCGAGCAAAGAGTTCACAGGCACCCGAATCAACTGGGTGCTTGACCTGCCAGAAGTGGACTACCCCACAGGATCAGCCCGCAACATTGCAGCCGGCACCGTAGAACTAGGCGGCTCTAGCCAATACGCCATCGCCGACGGACAGAATGTCAAGTCATACTTTGATCAGATCACCTACAGCGCAGAACGCGGCCGCATCTTTATTGACCGCGAAGGCGTACTAGTAAGCCAAGACCGTATCGGCTTCGTCACAGGCAGCCCAGAGATCGCGTTCAGCGACGACGGGACGGGCGCCCCATACCGAGACCTAAGTATCGCGTTCCGAGCAGAAGACATCATCAACCTCGTAGAAGTATCCACCCGAGGCAGCCACACCGGCACAGCCCAAGATCTCGCCAGCCAATCCACATACTTCATCAAGACCTTGTTCATCACCGACAGCTTGCTTGAATCCAACACAGCCGCCACCGACCTTGCCGACTATCTGCTCTACCCAGAGCCATTTGCCCGCTTCGATTCTGTAGAGACTTGGTATGGAAGCCTCACCACCGCCCAACGAGACGACGCCAGCATCATCGATCTGGGCTCCTACATCAGCATCGAGAAGGAGATCCTGATCGGTGGCAGCCCAAGCCCCTTGACGCAGGATCTTGTTATTGAAGGCGTCGAGCACCGCATCGACTTTGCACGCGGCCATAGTGCCAGGTATTACACAAGCCCCGCCTTGGTCACCTATGACTTGATTCTTGATGACCCCGTCTATGGCGTACTTGACAGCAACAATGTCCTAGGCTGATACCCATGGCAACCCCACCAGTATTTACCGCCGGCGCAGTATTGACCGCCGCTCAAATGAACAAAATCGGCATGTGGGAAGTTGTAGGCGAGACGAGCTTCTCGGCGGCTTCATCGGTCAGCCTGCCTAACTCAACATTTACCGCGGACTGGCCGCACTATCGAATTCTCATGAATATAAGTTCTGCAACAAGCGGCGCAACTTTACAGTTGA